AAGTAGCCGTTCCCGAAGAATCATATTTTAGGAACTGCCCACTAGATCCGCCCGATGGTATGTGTTTATTACCAGCGCTAGTTGGGTGAGTGTAAACAGTATCATTATCAGCCGCCCAAGTAGCCGTACCTGCCGAACTGTACTTTAAAAACTGCCCAGAACTTCCGCCCGATGGTACGTGCTTATTACCATCACCTGTTGGGTGAGTATATTCGTTAGCGGTTGCCGAACCTGTATATCCAAGATTTGCAAGCGTTAAAGTGCGAGTTGAAAGACTACCGTTTGCGTCTGTAACGTGTCCACTGGTATCTGTTGTAACATTTATATCAATATCACTTACTACTGTCGCACCAGTAAGTGCAGTAGTATCAACATCTATATCATCGCCGTCATAAGTTGGATGAGAATAGACCGTATCATTATCAGCCGCCCAAGTAGCCGTTCCCGAAGAATCATATTTTAGGAACTGCCCACTAGATCCGCCCGATGGTATGTGTTTATTACCAGCGCTAGTTGGGTGAGTGTAAACAGTATCATTATCAGCCGCCCAAGTAGCCGTTCCCGAAGAATCATATTTTAGGAACTGCCCACTAGATCCGCCCGATGGTACGTGTTTATTACCAGCGCTTGTTGGGTGAGTGTAAACAGTATCATTATCAGCCGCCCAAGTAGCCGTACCTGCCGAACTGTACTTTAAAAACTGCCCAGAACTGCCGCCCGATGGTACGTGTTTGTTACCATCAGTAGTTGGGTGAGTGTAAATGTCTAAATCTTCGGCAAAATCATTAAGTAATTCTGCCGTCATTCGCAACTCTACGTTATCGCTTATAGAGTGTGCATCAGAAGTGGCATCACAGGTAAATGTCGTGCCACTGATTGCCGTTACTTTTACAACCTCATCATCTATTGTGACATACGTCCAGTCAGATCCACCAAGAGTTGGAAAGCCTGTTTCTGATGCTACTGTAAAAGAGGTAGCACCACCGGACATACCAGACGCTAATGTTGTGACGGCATTATTGCTAAATTTAACAGCCATTTGGCCACCTCCTTAAATTAACTTACAGTAATAGTCCATGTAACAGTCATTGAATCTGCCGCACCTTTATTGACCACACTAAAAACAGTTCGGGCAAGACAATCACCGGCGCTCGAAGCATCAAAAATAGCGGCCTCAGTAATTGCACCTGTGCCATCGCCAGCCGCCCAAGTGCCAACATAAGCAACTGCATTATCGGTTACTGTTGTTGATGTTAGTGCGTTACGGTCTAGTTCTGTTTGTAGAGTTGTATCACCTGCGGCGGCCGCATTCGTTCCAGTTCCAACCGCCATGTGCGTCATAACGGTATTAGCGTCATTCATGCGATCAGCCACCCATTTTTTTCCGTCTGTCACGACAAGGTTGTTTGTTTCATGTACAACCTCGTTATTAAGAGCAATAGATACTGCCCCTGTTAGTTTTAAATCATCGTTTATCATTTTTTACTCCTTTAGTTAAGAGGTAGAGATCCCAGCACCATATTTCCAAGTGCCGCATTAGGTGTTCTCACAATACTGATTGAGTCAGTAAATGAGAACACGTTTCCTTTAACGCCGTAGTAGTCTTTATCTACTTGCGTTGCATCATCCAAAGTGAAAGCATCAGTAAAAATTTTGCTATAGTTGAGTGCCGGCACTTCCGTCAGTGAAATTGAGTCAGTTGCGCCCTTACCTAAATTGTAGATCTTGCTATCACTGAATGAATATGAATCAGATATGTTTTTACCGCTTGCTAAAATTGACGAATCTGTAAAACTAAACGAATCCGCCGCCACTTTAGCCACCAAACTGGCTAACACTTCTGAGAGTGTTGTGGTATCGGTTAATGGCTTAGTCAAGCCGTAACTTAATATCTCTGTAATTGTTGCAATATTGCTTTTGTTTGCCCCTATATACTTGTCAACCTGTGCAACATCATCAAGCGTGAAAGCATCACTAAATGAGCGGCTATAAGTGACCGTTCTAGCAACGCTATCTGCAAAACCAAAACTATCTGCCAAGCCTTTACTCATATCTACAATCGCAACATCAGTACAGGAAAAACTATCGGATGGATTTTTATTTAATAGCACCACTGCCACCTCGCTTATTGTGAGGGTTTCGGTATAGAATTTATATTCCGCTCCAGTTGTGATTGACCAATCCGGATATGCCTTGACGTAGGTAATAGTTGCTCTAATCATTAGAACTGCTCTCTTACAATAAATTTAAACAAATCTGGCACTGTCAGCACTTTGCCATCAGTGTAAGTAATTTCAATCTCGCCCTCGTAATCGCCATGTCCATCATCAAGCGTGGTTGAACCCCAATCCATCACCACCTTGCCGTTGGCGTATGGTGCTACGCGTGTGAACGCTATGGTATCTACCAGTGTGTCCGAACCGATCCTTCTGAATTTCAACCTGACAGCGTTGACATCGGTTAAGTCTATCCCTGCCCATGTACTCGCATCACCAATATCAAGTGTCTGGCCACTGGCCGCCGTATTGCTATCACGTAGGATGATTTCCAGTGCTGGTAAATCATCCCCTTTTACTAAATTTATTGTTTCTAAATAAGCCATAATTTATCCTTAAATTAAATACGATCCAGATGCATCTTTAAAATGTGTTTCACAATATTCCCTAGCCGATATTTGAATCACGCCAGACTGATCCGTCATAGTTGAGAGTAATAAAAACTGCCTTACTCTATCCAACAACGTATGGTTCAAACTAATAACATCGCCAACCTCTAAATGGGCGTTTTTTACGCTGGTGGCAAAAGTGATTGCAAGCGGTGTTTGCTTGACACGATTTGCAGATCCATCCTCGCTATAACGCAGAGAGTTCAGTGCTATTTCTGCTAATTCAGCGGCATGGGTAGCACTGGTAACGCCTTTTATATCTAAACTTTTTTGCACTGTTTGGCCATCATAGGTTTGTAAGTCTGAATCTTCTTTGACGCTTTCAGCACTGAGCCATTCATCGCTAGGGTTTACGTATTTAACTATTACCTTATTAGCAATCGTGCTACTGCCTGCCATAGTGATAGATAGGCTATTACCCAGCACATCATCGCTGGTAAGGGTATCGGACACGCTTTGAGATTTGGTGTCAATTTTGAATTTCCATTTGCTCTCACTATGGAAAACTTTGCCGCGACAAGTTGCCAGTACATCAGCGATTATTGATTGAATATTGGCCTGTTGCATTAATGCTATATCGCAAGACCAAGAGTTGGCGGCGCAGTCTGTTTTGGCACTGTAAAAAGTTGCAATATCAATATCAGCATCAGCCACACTCAAACCAGTTGTTAATAGATCTAATAAAATTTCTGCTGGGTTAGTGGAGTAGGTTGTTGCGGTTGAGATGGTTGATGCGTCGTCTATGGTGCGTATTTTTTTACCCTCAACTTCCGCAGTTATTGCCGCTAGTGCTGTGTTCTTATTATCATCTGCATCAAACACTTGATGCACCAGTAAAAATGCTGTTTCAGATGGTATGGAAATTGATGCCAAACCAAGAGTGCTACCAGTATCAGTATCACCGCTATCGTTTTTTACCCAATCCAGAGTTTGAATATTGCGAGCGCTTGCATCGCGGTTATAAAATTTAATATGAACGTATGCAGTTTCGTATTTATCACTTCCCAACGAGGTCATAGTATCTTCACCGGCATAGAGATAATTAATATCCTCAAGTTCGTGGCCTGCTAATACAATGACGCACCAATAATCTCTGTTATAGCCATTAGTGGCGTTATCACTATTTACCGCAGTATTGGTATCTTGCCAAATGATATTGCCGGCCATTTTATGTTTGCCGTAAATTTGCGGCACTGGTGCAGTGTTGGATTTAATGGTTTGCAGTTTAGCGCCGGCATAACTTTCAACGCTTACAGTATCAACAGCACTTGTTTGTGACGCAGTTGATTCTGCCACCATCGCTGAACCAACCAGCGATGCGCCGACTAAAACAATGCCAGCAGTGGCAACTGAAATGGCGGTAGCGGTAGCGGCCACCCCTACACTTCCAAGCAAAACAGGTGCTAATACTGGGGCAAAAAATATTGCCGCTACACCTATTATTTTTGCAGCGCTACTACCCATTAGTAATCCTCATAATAAGGCAATCTTTATCCAATTTTTTAGCCTCTACAACGCCTAAATCTTCACTATATACCCAGTAGAAAAACCGGTTGATACAAACCCCAACTGAGCGTCTTGTTAGCACCACATCATCTTTTTTTCCAACTTTTACGCGGTGGCAAAAACTTTTAAAAAAAGCGAGGTGATCCCTACGTGCTAAGAACCTTTTTTGTTCAATTACAAAACTATCCATGTCCGCCTCTTTCCAGTTACGCCATGAGGTCGGCAAGGCATATTTTTGGCTTAGATATTTGTAGGTAATAGTGAAACAATTTTTCATAATTAAACCGTCTTTTGACGCCCCCAGTAAATCACCTCACTAATTGCATCAACAATCGATGTAAACTCGTTTTGGTTATAGGTTCTCGTCGGGTATGGCTTTTGCCAATAAGTAAACTTGGTAGTTAGTTGTGCAGTGAACGTTTGGCTGGTTGCACTAAAGGTATCAATCACCCCC